TAGGACCAGATGGTATGCCTGTACCTAAACCTCCACAAAGAGTAAATGGTAGAGAAGATGAAGATGCTATCCCAGGTAGTACAACTACATTAATACCTGTTTCAGTAGAAGAATTAATTGGTATGCAACAAATAAATGCAAACTCTATACAAAAAGCATGTATTGAGTTAGTTGTTAGTGTTGGAGATCATTTATTATATAAAAGAATGTTACCTTCAGAAGATTATCCTATTATTCCTTTGATGAACGTACATCATCGTAATCCATATCCAGAGTCTGATGTAAGGTTATATAGACCTTTACAGGAATATATTAACAAAATACGTTCATTGATTATAGCTCATGCTAGTACAAGTACTAATGTTAAGTTATTAATTCCAAGAGGATCTGCTGATCTTAATCAGATAGAACAAGAATGGAGTAAAGCTGGTACTAGTGTTATTGAGTTTGATGCTGAGCTAGGTGCACCGATTGTTGCTGGCCCAGTCCCATTACCAAACGAGTTGTATAAGAATGAAGCTGATGCTAAATATGATTTAGAATATGGCTTTGGTATTTTTGAACTTATGCAGGGTAGTGGTAAAAGTGCACCATCAACATATAGAGGAACATTAGTAGTAGATGAATTTGGTCAGCGTAGAATTAAATCAAGAAGAGATGATATAGAGAAATTTTTAAATCAATGTGCTAAAGTTGCTATACCTATGATTCAGCAAATATACACAGAAGAAAAAGTTATTCGTCTTTTACAGCCTAATGGATTAGAAAAAGAAGAAATGATTAATGTATTTAAGGAAATGGAAGATGGTACAGTAGTTAAGTTTCATGATGTTGGTGTAGGTAGATATGATTTAGTTGTTGTATCTGGTTCTACATTACCTACAAATAGAATGGCATTATTAAATACTTACATGCAAATGTTCCAAATGGGCTTAATAGATCAAACAGAAGTATTAAAAAAGACAGAACTTGTGGATATCGAAGGAGTAATGCAACGTTCTGGTCAAATGCAACAAATGGCTCAACAGATACAGATGTTGCAAGAAGAATTAAAGAAGACTCGTGGAGATCTTCAAACTGCTGAACGTGAAGAAGTACATGCTAAAAAACGTTTAGAAGTAGAAAAATTCAGTGGGGACTTAGATAAAATATCTAATCGTGCTGATATGGCAGCTAGCTTATATAAAGCTAGACTTAACGATGCAAAATCAAATCTGATAAACTCCGTTGCACCCGAGGAAGTAGATAACATGGAACAAGAAAATGTTTTTGATGTTCTTCCAGAGGAAATGGAGAATTAGAGTAAGGAGAAAATATGCAAGAAGAAAAAAACATGGACAATACGCAAGAACAACAGGTAGAAAGTCAGACTGCAACTGAACCTACCACACAAGAAGACATTTTTAATGACATTTTTGGTCAACCAAATACTGATCAGTTTGTTGCAAAAGATGAATCAGAACCAGAAACACCCGTTGAAAGTCAACCTTCTGATGTTCAAAGTGTAGAAGATCCAAAGAGTGATAATGACAGTTATAGATACTGGCAAAGTCAAGCAGATAAACGTGCAGCTGAAGTAGATTTACTGAAATCACAAGTTACAGAGCTCATGAAAGCTCAAACATCTACACCTGCAGAACAGCCTAAAGAGGAAATAGTTCAAATAGAAAGACCTGTTAAACCTCGTAAGCCTGCTGATTATGATCATTCTGAAGCACTGGCTGATCCTGAAAGTGACTCAGGTAAATACCTAGTTAAACAGGAACAGTATATGGACAACTTAACAAACTATATGACTAATATAGAAGAAAAACAAACTAGACAACTTCAAATGCAAGAGGCTCAAGAGAAAGTAGCTATAAGAAATCAACAGGTTTCTTCGCAACTACAATCTGATTATAACTTTAGTCCGCAAGAAGCTGACCAGTTTATAAATAATATGAGTAGTCCAGATTCTTTATCTTTAGATAATTTAGTTAAATTACATAAATTGAATACTGGTACACTAGAACAACAGGCTCCTCAGCAGGTTGTTCAACAAGTAACACCAGATGCTCAAATGAAATCTAACTTTATGACACAAAGACAAGAAAAGTTAAGTATACCTACGCCAATAGGTGTACAGCCAGGTGCTAATGTGCAGTCATCAAAAAGTGTGGAAGATAAAATGATGGATTCTATGATCGGTAATTTTAAGAAAAAGAATCCATTTGGTAATTAATTTAAGGAGAGATTAAGATGGCAAATGTATATAGCATGACACCAGGAGAAGCAATTCAGGGTACTTCCATCAATGTTGATAGACGAATTTTCAACTTTGGTGAAAGAGTAGCTGAGTTAGCTCCTCAACAATCACCTTTCTTCACATATTTGTCAAACGTATCTAAGGTGCCTACAGACGACCCTGTATTTAAATTCTTAGAGCAAAGACATCAATATCAAAGACGTAACTTCCAGGTTCAAGCAGACAAGGTTACATCAGCACATTCAGGTTCTGATGCTAACTGGAATATTGCTTCTGGAGCAGGCTTTGATGTAGATTGTGGTTATGACAAATTTGGTAGAGAGGTAGCAGATCAACAACCTAACTTCTTACTAGAAGGTCAAATTCTATCTATTGAGTGTGAATATGACGCAGACGGTAGTAATGGTAGTGATGTACCTGCGATCGCATATTATAAGATAACAGCAGCACCTGACTTAACTTCAGATGCAGCAGCTGCAAGATTAACCTTGGAGTTCTTATATTTAATGTACAAACCAAGTGGTTCAAATGGAGCTACAGCAACTAACGCTGGAACTATTTCCCCAGCATCAACATCTAAATTACGTTTTGATGCAGATATGGATGGACAAGTAATTGGTTCAGCTTTTGCTGAAGGTTCTACTGACCCAGAATCTTGGAGTGATGAGTTCTACAACAGAGAAGGATACTGTCAAATCTTTAAGACTTCAGTACCTCTATTCTCTGGTACAGCTTTAGCTACAAGATATCGTGGAGTAAACAATGAATACAT